GCGACCACCGAGATCTACACTCTTTCCCTACACGACGCTCTTCCGATCTGCAAGTCCGGCGTGTGTCATGTGAAGATCCGCACCTATGAAAAGCGGGACGGCGGCGGAACTGGGCAGGCGAGCCAGATTGACAAGCTGTACCCGTCCTACGATCAGCCCCAGACCACTCAGAATGCCCCACAGCAGCCCTGCACTGCACCTCAGCCCTCGTATCCGCAGAGCAATGCACAGCCGTGGCAGCAGCCTCAGAACGCCCCTCAGGGCGGCTGGAACAGGGGACAGTTTTAAGGAGTGAAACCCCTCAGTCACCTACGGTGACAGCTCCCCTGTTAGGGGAGCCAGTATGGAAAGGAGTACGATCATCATGCAAATGCGACCTTATCAGCAGGCGGCGAGAGAAGCCGTGCACCGGGAGTGGGACGAGGGCAGAAACCGGACGCTGCTGGTGTTGCCCACCGGTTGCGGCAAGACCATTGTCTTTGCCAAAATCACCGAGGACGAAGTCCGCAGCGGCAGCCGGGTGCTGATCCTGGCACACCGGGGCGAACTGCTCCAGCAGGCGGCGGACAAGCTGGAACGCACCAGCGGCTTGAAATGTGCCGTGGAAAAGGCGGAACAGACCTGTCTGGGGGAGTGGTATCGTGTCACGGTGGGCAGCGTCCAGACCCTCATGCGGCAGAAACGCCTTGCCCAGTTTCCGCCGAACTACTTTCAGACTATCATCATCGACGAGGCACACCACGCCATTTCCGGCAGCTATCAGGTGATACTGGATCACTTTTCCGATGCCCATGTGCTGGGCGTGACGGCAACGCCCGACCGTGGCGGCAAGCAGAATCTGGGCAAGGTATTTGACAGTTTGGCGTATGAATACACCCTGCCACAAGCCATTCACGAGGGATACTTAACACCCATTCGGGCATTGACAGTGCCGGTGCAGATCGATTTCACCCATGTGGGGACGGCTGCCGGAGATTACAAGCCGGGGGACATTGCCACGGCACTAGACCCCTATCTCGACCAGATCGCCGCCGAAATGGCGAAATACTGTGCCGACCGGAAAACCGTGGTGTTCCTGCCGCTGGTCAAAACGTCCCAGAAGTTCCGGGATATGCTCTGCCGGCACGGCTTTCGGGCGGCAGAGGTCAACGGCGAATCCGACGACCGGGAACAGGTCTTGCAGGACTTTTCCGACGGCAAATACAACGTGCTGTGCAACAGTATGCTGCTCACCGAGGGCTGGGACTGTCCGGAGGTGGACTGCGTGGTGGTGCTGCGTTCGACGAAAGTCCGTGCCTTGTACTGCCAGATGGTGGGACGCGGCACACGGCTGGCAGAGGGGAAAGACCACCTTCTGCTGCTGGATTTCCTGTGGAACACGGAAAAGCACGAACTGTGCCGTCCGGCGTGCCTGATCTGCGAGGACGAAGAAGTGCAGCAGAAAATGACACAGCAGCTGGAGCAGCAGCCCGGCGTACCGGTGGACATTGAGGAAGCTGAAAACAAAGCGTCCGAGGACGTGGTGGCAGACCGGGAGGAAAAGCTTGCCGAAAAGCTGGAATCCATGAAAAAGCGGAAGTCGAAACTGGTAGACCCTTTGCAATACGAGATGTCGATCCAGTCGCAGGATCTGACCGGCTATGTGCCGGCGTTCGGGTGGGAATCAAATCCGCCCACGGACAAGCAGAAGAAAGACCTGGAGAAACGGGGCATCAACCCCGATGCGGTGGAGAGTGCCGGAAAGGCGGAGCAGATTCTCCGCACGGTGGCACAGCGGCAGCAGAGCGGACTGGCTACCCCGAAGCAGATACGCTGTCTGGAAAAGTACGGTTTTCTGCATGTTGGCGGCTGGTCCTTCGATGCGGCAAAGAATCTCATCAACCGCATTGCCGCAAACGGCTGGCGTGTGCCGCGGTCGATCACAGCGGCGGAGTATGTGCCGGAGGTGCATGGATAAATGGATTACAAAGATGACAACCTAGACGAACTGCTGGACTACATCGACCCGGCGGCTCTGACTTATCAGGAGTGGTGCGGCGTGGGCATGGCACTGAAAGATTCCGGCTATGACTGCTCCCTCTGGGACAGCTGGTCACAGCGTGACACTGTCCGGTATCACAGCGGCGAGTGCGAAAAGAAGTGGCGGTCTTTCGCCGGATCAGAGCACCCGGTCACTGCCGGAACAATTGTACACAAGGCACTGGAAAACGGCTATCGTCCCCAGAGTGCCCCGAAAGAATCCAGAGCCCTCAGCTGGGACGATTACATCGGGGAGGACTATGTGGTCACCAGCCGGAAAGAGGCACAGGACATTCCCGTGGCAGAGCCGCAGGCGTGGAATCCGGCACAGGAACTCTCCCGCTACATCGAAACCTTGTTTGAAGCAGAAGATTTCGTGGGCTATGTGACGGAAACGTGGCAGAACAAGGACGGCAAGTATCTGCCCACATCGGGCTGCTGCGACCGTACCGCCGGGCAGCTCCTGGAGGCTCTTGGCAAGTGCGGCGGCGACATCGGGGCAGTCGTCGGGGACTACGCCGAAGAAGCCGGAGCGTGGATCCGGTTCAATCCCCTGGACGGCAAGGGCGGCAAAAACGAGAACGTCACGGAATACCGCTATGCACTGGTGGAATCGGACGTACTGGACGTGGAACGGCAGAACGGTATTCTCCACGAAATGCAGCTGCCCATTGCGTGTCTGGTGTACTCCGGCGGCAAGAGCCTTCACGCCATTGTGCGTGTGGACGCTCCCAACTACGAAGAATACCGGAAACGGGTGGATTTCCTCTACGAAGTCTGCGACAAGAACGGCTTGAAGGTAGACCGCCAGAACCGGAACCCGTCCCGGCTCTCCCGTATGCCGGGTATCCTGCGGAACGGCAAAAAGCAGTTTCTGGTGGCGACCAACATCGGGCTGAGTTCGTGGGCGGAATGGAAAGACTACATCGACAGCGTCACCGATGATCTGCCGGAGTTTGAGAGCATGGCAGAAGCGTGGGAACATATGCCGGAACTGTCGCCGCCGCTCATCGAGGGCGTGCTGCGGCAGGGACATAAGATGCTCATTGCCGGACCGTCCAAAGCCGGAAAGTCCTATGCTCTCATTGAGATGTCCATTGCCATTGCCGAGGGCAGGCGGTGGCTGGGGTGGCAGTGTGCCAGAGGGCGTGTGCTGTACGTCAATCTGGAGCTGGACAGGGCAAGCTGTCTGCACCGTTTCCGGGACGTGTACGAGGCAATGGCACTGCCGGCGGCGAACCTCCGGAGCATCGACATCTGGAATCTCCGTGGCGTGACAGAACCCATGGACAAGCTTGCTCCGAAGCTGATCCGGCGTGCCAAGAAAAAGCAGTACATCGCCGTCATCATCGACCCCATTTACAAGGTCATCACCGGGGACGAAAACAGTGCCGACCAGATGGCACATTTCTGCAACCAGTTTGACAAGGTGTGCACCCAGCTGGGCTGTGCGGTGATCTACTGCCACCACCACAGCAAGGGGGCACAGGGCGGCAAGCGGAGCATGGATCGTGCCTCCGGCAGCGGCGTGTTTGCCCGTGATCCGGACGCTCTCATTGACATGACAGAGCTGGAACTGACGGACGAGATTCTCAAGCAGGAGACCAACACTGCCATCTGTGAAGCCTGCATCGAGAAGCTGCGGCAGCACGCTCCGGCAGTGCTGGCAGATGCTTCACCGGACGAACTGCTGAGCCATGTGGAATCCCTGAAACTGTGCCGGGACAACCTGCCGCATGCGGTGTACGAGGGATTTCTCGGCGAGATCGAAGCCGTCAAACGCACGGTTCGGCAGCGGACGGCGTGGCGGCTGGACGGCACCCTCCGGGAGTTCCCAAAGTTCGAGCCGAAGAACCTGTGGTTCCGGTATCCTGTTCATGTGGAGGACACTGTGGGCGTGCTGAAAGACTTGCAGGCAGAGAGCGAGATGCCGCCGTTTCAGCGGGGGAATAAGAAACGTGGGGAGAAAACAAGGGAGACCTATGCGGCACAGAAAGCCGACAAGAAAGCGGCTCTGCTCAATGCGTTTCACGCCTGCAATATGGACGGGGCGGTGACAGTGAAAGACATGGCGGAGTATCTGGGCATTAGTGAAAAAACCGTCCGCCGCCGTGTCAAGGACTGCGGAGAACTGACCATTGCGGACAACAGCATTCAGCTGTCAAAAGTGGAAAATAATGGTGGGACAAAATGAGGGACAACAGTGTATATAAAATATATACTTGTCCTTGTCCCTACGTGACCGTCAATGACAACAAGGAACAAGAGTGCGAATGCACGGCACTCTTGTATCCCTTGTCGTCTGACATTGACAAAAGCGAACCTGAAAAAAACCAGAAACGGAGGTACGAACATGACAACATTTTTCATGCCGATGATACCGCCTACCAGTACACACCAGCAGGTGGGGCACACCATCGACAAGCAGGGCAGACACCGGTTCTACCAGCGTGGGAACGGCGAGGCAGAGGCAAAGCTGACTGCCCATCTCCGGAAGCACATTCCGGAGCAGCCCTACACCGGAGCAGTGCAGGTGGTGGTGAAGTGGTGCTATCCGGCGACTGGGAAACACCGCAGCGGCGAACCCTATACCAACAAGCCGGACGTGGACAACCTGTGCAAGGCACTGTTCGACATCATGACCCGGTTGCACTACTGGAACGACGACAAGCAGATCTACAGTGCGGTGACAGAAAAGTTCTGGGCAGATGTGCCAGGGGTGTTTGTGGAGATACGGGAGGCAGAGGAACATGAGTGAGATTAAATTGAAAAACTGTCCGTTTTGTGGTGGCGAGGCGGAAATGGGATTCCGTGACGCTAGTGCTTTTGTGATGTGTACAAAATGCCTTGCAAGAAGCAGAACGGTTGTGGCGTGTGTTGACTATACTGCGAGAGAAGTTGCTGCTGATGAATGGAATCAGCGGACAGATCAACCGCCGAAAGCCCGCTGGACACGAGAAGATGTCACGAGTTACGACGGTGAAACGATCAAGAATGGGGCTGCGATCTGTGGTAGATGCAAAAAAGCGTTTTTTATGCCGACAGATACGTTTGATTACTGCCCGAACTGCGGAGCAAGAATGGACTTGATTGAAACAGATGATGACCTTTTACAGTTGATTCAGAAAAAACGGAGGGAGAAAAATGAGTGTGATTAAAAGCTGCCCGTTCCGCAAAAGTGGAACGTATATCAGCATCGATGATTACCGCAAGAAAAACGGTTGTTTAGACTGTGATCTGGAATCAACTGAGTGCTGTGCGGACTGCATTGTGCCGAAAACCTGGGAAGCAGATGTAGCACCTGTGATACACGCAACAAATTTAAGTGCAGTGGCGTGGTGCGACAAGCTGATCTGTTCTCATTGTGGTATTGTTTTGCAAGACTGGGTAGAAGTTAGATACGATGAGGATATGGACGATACATCGCATTACGAATATGTGTTCAATTATTGCCCGAATTGTGGGGCAAAGATCGAGGAGGCAGAGCCATGACCACCAAACCCTGCGAAACCTGTGGCAAGCCGCTGATCGGCGTGAAAGGTGACCGGAGATTCTGCAACGCCTGTGCCATACGCCGGCGGAAAGCATATCAGAAGCAGTATCGGGAGAACCGGAAGAAACGCTAACGCCCGCCGAGCGTAAGCCTAACGCACGCGAGCGTAAAACGAGCATAACCGAGCATGAAACCCAAAAGGAGTGGATTTACATGGAAAACAAGCAAATCAAGAAAGCCACGCTCTGCTTGCGGTGCAGGCACGCCGTACCCAGTGCGTCAACCGGATGCAGCTGGTCACGCCGCTTTGTACCAGTCGAGGGCTGGACTGCGGAAAAGCACCAGCAGAAACAGAACGGCAGCGTTTACGAAACCTACTGTGTGATCAGCTGCCCGCTGTTCCAGAAGGACAGCAGGAACAGTGCTGACAGCTGCAAGGACGACACCGGCTGCGTCCGCATCGCAGAGCATATCCTGCGAGGACAGATGAACCGGTACCGCACTGCACTGGAACGCTACGCCAGAACCGGGAGCGACAATGATCTGGCACAGTTACGGTCGATCGAGCGTGACCTGCTCACGCCGTACTATGCGGCACTGACGCTGCACATCATTGAACTGCGGCAGGTGTGCAATGAACTGCGGCAGAAGGCAGGGCTGCCGGAACTGGAGGAGATGTAATGACCATCGAAGAAAAGATCACACGCTATCGTGATATCCCCAAGCTGATAAGAGATCTCCAGATTGACAAAGAAATCTGCACGTCTGTAAAGTCGGTGCAGTTCGACAGCATCGGAGCCGCACACGGCTCTGCCGAAAACCGCACGGAACAGAAGCTGCTGCGTGCCGCAGAGATCGACGAGGAGATCGGGCAGCTGGAACAGGAACGGGATCAGCTGAAACTGGGGATTTTGCAGGAGATCAACCGTGCCATTTCCGGTGGCGGTGCAAAGGAAGTGGAAATGCGGATCATACTGAAATCGCATCTGCTGACGGGAAACAGTCTGAAGCAAATCTCCCGTTTGGTGGTGCATCGGGACTATGGTGTGACGAGAAAGATTTTTCATGAGGGGCTTGCCATGCTGGAAAAAACCTCACACAATCTCACCGAATCTCACTTGCAGTAATCCGCATTCCATGTTATACTTATACTGACGAAAAAAGCAAAACGTCGTGAGGATTTCCTTGCGGCGGTTTTTGTATGCCGGAAAGGAGCGTGACCGCATTGACCGAACGTCAGCGAAAATTTGCAGAATACTACGTGCAGTGCGGTAACGCTGAACAGGCTGCCGTTTCTGCGGGGTATTCGGAGCAGTACGCACGGGGGAATGCCTACAAACTAGTGGCAAACAGTGGCGTTGCCGCCTACATCAAACAGCTGTCCGAAGCTGCCCAGACCGCACGCATCATGACGGCACGGGGTCGGCAGGAGCTGCTGTCCGACATCGCCAGGGACGAGGACAACGCCGCCGCAGACCGTATCCGAGCCGTGGACACGCTGAACAAGATGACGGGGGAGTACACCACGAAGGTAGAGGCATCGGTGCAGAAAAATCCGTTTGCAGAGCTCACCACAGAAGAACTGCGGAAAGTGATCGGCAGTGGATAAGCGGCTGATCGTGCTCGGGGCAAAAGCGGAACTGGCAAGGCGTGACTTTTTTGCCTATTGCAGCCTGATGGCACCTGACTTTTATCAGCCTGACCGGCAGTATCTTGTGCGGCTGTGCAGGGAGTTTCAGGCGTTCGTGGAATCTGATGACGAGGTGATGATCGTGAATCTCCCGCCCCGTCACGGCAAGTCCAGAACAGCCGGTCTGCTGGTGGAGTGGGTTCTCGGCCGTGATCCCTCTCAGAAAATCATGACAGGCTCTTACAACGAAACGCTTTCCACCATGTTTTCCAAGAATGTGCGAAACGCGATCTCCGAGCAAAAAGCGGACTTGTACATACCGGTGTACGCCGATGTGTTCCCCGACACCCGTATCAAGCACGGCGACGGGGCAATGAACCTGTGGAGCCTGGAGGGCGGCTACAACAACTACCTTGCCACATCGCCCACCGGTACGGCGACCGGCTTCGGGGCATCGCTGATGATTATCGACGATCTCATCAAAAACGCCGAAGAAGCCAACAACGAACTGGTGAAAGAAAAGCACTGGGCTTGGTTTACGGATACGATGCAGTCCCGCCTGGAGGAAAACGGAAAGCTGCTCATCATCATGACACGCTGGGCGACAGACGACCTCGCGGGGCGGGCGTTGGAGCACTACCGAAAGTCCGGTGCAAAGATGCGGCACGTCTGTATGAAAGCGTTGCAGGACGACGGCACAATGCTCTGTGATGCCGTGCTGACCAAAAGGTCTTATCTGGCAAAGACGAGTGCCATGGGAAAAGAGATCGCCGCCGCCAACTATCAGCAGGAGCCCATGGACATCAGGGGCAGACTGTACACCAGGATTCTGACGTACACCGCACTGCCGGTGGACGAAAACGGGGAATCCCTGCTCCAGTATCTGCTGTGCTACACCGATACCGCAGACGAGGGCAGCGACTACCTGTGCAGCATCTGCTACGGCGTGTACAACGGCACGTACTACGTGCTGGACGTGCTCTATACCAGTGCACCCATGGAAACCACCGAGCCGCAGACTGCACAGATGCTGACCGAGCACCGCATTGGCTGTGCGATCATCGAATCCAACAACGGCGGCAAAGGGTTCGCCAGAAACGTGGAACGGGAATGCCGGAAGCTGGGGAACCGGCACACGAAAATTACGTGGTTTCACCAGCATAAGAACAAGATTGCACGGATTTTATCCAACAGCACCGGCGTGATGCAGAACGTGCTGTTTCCGGTGAACTGGGCAGACCGCTGGCGGGATTTTGCCGGTGCGGTGCTGTCCTATCAGCGTACCGGAAAGAATGCCCACGACGACGCACCGGACGCGTTGACCGGGGTGTATGAAAATCCCAAGCCGCTGGGCATGTGGCTTGTGTAGGAGGTGAAAGAATGCTTCACATCGGAGAAATACAAACGCTGCTGAACACAGCATACGGGGATCCGCAAAAGGCACAGGCACGCATCGGGCGGCAGTACTACCACGCCCGCCATGCAATACAGAACTACCGCCTGTTTTACTATGATGCCCACGGGGAGCTGCAAGAGGACAAAACCAGAAGCAACATCAAAATCTCACACCCGTTTTTCACGGAACTGGCAGATCAGGAAGTACAGTATCTGCTCAGCAACCGTGACAGGATCGTGGTCGCCGAAGATGACCGGCTGCAAAAGGAACTGGACAGCTACTTCAACGAGAACGACCGCTTTCGGGCGGAGCTGGCAGATGCATGTACAGATGCGGTGGTCTGCGGCTGGGGCTGGCTGTACGCCTATATGAACGCAGACGGCAGGCTGGCGTTCCAGTGTGCCGATGCGTTGTCTGTGGTGGAAGCAGACGGCAGATACACTTCTGACGGCAGGGACTATGTGCTGTACCGGTATCCGCAGCGGACAGACATGTACGGGCACACGGTGTACAAGGTGCTTGTCATGGACGACACGCAGACGTGGACGTATACGCAGCCGGACAGCGGCACGATCACGCTGGACGAACCGGAAAACGGGCTTCCCAATCCGCGGCCGCATGTGCTCTACAAAAAGGGCAATTCCGACGACACCTACTTCGAGGGGCTGGGCTTTCTGCCGTGGTTCCGCATCGACAACAACCGCGAACGCGTTTCGGGGCTTCAGCCGGTGAAGTCGCTGATCGACGACTATGACCTGATGTCCTGCGGGCTGTCCAACAACCTGCAGGACGCGGCGGAGTATCTGGTAGTCGTGTCCGGATACGGCGGCACAGACATGACGGAACTGATGCAGAACATCAAGACCAAGAAGGTGATCGGCACCGGCGAAAGCGGCGGGGTGGATATGAAAACGGTAGAAGTGCCCTATGAAGCCCGCAAGGTCAAGCTGGAACTGGACAAAGAGAACATCTATCAGTTCGGCATGGGCTTCAACGCCGCACAGGTCGGCGACGGCAACATCACCAACGTGGTCATCAAGTCCCGGTACGCCCTGCTGGACATCAAGTGCGGCAAGCTGGAAACACACCTGCGGCAGATGATGGGCGGCATCATCGACGTGGTATTGCAGCAGATCAACAAGGACAGGGGGACGGCGTTCACCCGTGCTGACGTGAAAATGGACTTCACAAGAACCTGTATCACCAACGAATCTGACAACGCGGCGATCGGCAGTGCGGAAGCTGCTGCCGTGCAGACCAAGGTCAACACGCTGCTTGCTGCGGCGGCACAGCTGGGCGTAGAAGCTGTTTTGCAACCGCTGTGCAAGGTGCTGGAACTGGACGAGGCAGAGGTGCGGAAGTCGCTGGAACAGACGGACGGTGCACAGCTGGACAGCCTGATGCAGCAGCTGGAAGAAGGTGCAGAAAATGACACCGGCACAGAAGCAGACCACGCAGTATGAGCTGCTTTCCGAGAAAAAAGTCATGGAGCAGCTGGAACGGTCGTATCAGAAAGCACTGGAAGCTGTCAAGGACAGGCTCCGGCAGCTGGACGAACGGACTGACGTGGAAAACCGGCAGGCTGTTGCTTATCAGAAAGCGTTTCAGCAGGGCTTGCAGAAGCAGCTGGAACGCATTCTCGGAAAGCTGCACAGCAAGACGTACCGCACCGTGCAGGAGTACTTGCAGGACTGCTATCTCACAGGGCACACGGCGGTGCTGTACGAACTGCAAAGCGACGGGCTGCGGCTCTCGCTGCCTATTCCGCAGGATAAGGTCTATCAGGCTGCCATCAACGACACGAAGCTTGTAAAGCCGCTGTATGACAGCATCGGCGAGGACTTTGCCGGACTGAAAAAGCATATCACCGACATCGTTTCCGCCGGCTTTGCATCTGGTGCAAGCTACGGGGACATGGCGAACCAGATCACCGGCAAAATGATCGGCAACTATGCCACTATGCGTGGCGGGGCACTGGGACGGGCAAAGCTGATCGTGCGTACCGAGGGAAACCGCATCGCCAACGCCGCCAGACTGGAAGCCGCCAGAACGGCGAAGCAGCAGGGGGCAGATCTGGTGAAGCAGTGGGACAGCACCATGGACAAAAAGACACGCCCGCACCATGTCCAGCTGGACGGGCAGGTCCGCGAACTGGACGAGCCCTTTGAGGTGGACGGCAGAAAGGCACAGGCACCCGGCAAATTCGGCATTGCGTCCGAGGACATCAACTGCCGCTGTCACGCCTACAGCCGCCCCAGATGGGCAGTCAGAGCCGACAGTGACTACAAGTATGACAACGAACATCGGGAGCTGACGAAGGTTTCCGGCACATCTTACGCGGCATATCGTGCAGGATACGTGCAGGAAACAGCGGGGAAACCGGGCGGAACGGTTCCGGTTCCTGCGGGGGATGCTGTGGAAGTCACACCACCTACGCCAAAGGGCAACGGCGGCAGCGGAAAGACGTATTCACCGGAGAAAATCAGGGAAAAATCGTTGACTTCTGGGGCGGATGGTGGTATAATAAAAATGGGAAAAGCCAAAAAGCAAGTGATTGCACAGGCTCCGGCAGACTTTTCAAAGTATACCATTTCAGAAGATGTTGAATCAGTACAGGTTGCAAAAAATAGCCTGATTTCTTCTTTCGGACTTGAAGAAGAAAAGGTTTCTCTCGATGGCATTTGTAATGCGGAAGTATTAAAGCCTTTTGCAGATCAATTGATTCGGATTCATGAGCAGACCGGTTTCAAGTTACCGAATATCCACGCTGTAGAAATGATCGATGGAGACCCGTGCTGCATTGCGGGATATAAACCGATGGAAAATCGCTTTTATATTTCTAGTCGATATTTCAATAGCAAAGAAGCACTGTTGGACACATTGAAAAGCTGGGCTTCTAGTGGCATTTTGCCAAAACAGGGGAAGTCGATTCGCTATTTAGCAGAACACGAATCAGCACATATGCGTATTCCCGACAAGCTACTGCAATCAGAAGAAGCACAAAAAATTCAAAAAGCGTTTTTACATTCAAAATCATATAATGATAACGATGCGAAAATAGAAGAATTTTTTGCAGATGCAATTGCAATTTATCGAATGAATCCATCAACAACAGATACCTGTATTGTGATGGCGGTTGAGTATTTGAAGAAAGCGGGGATCACATGATTGGAATGCATGAGTGCCTCAGATGTGAAAATTTCATAAGTGGAGAACGCTCTCCGTATACTTGGAAGTGCAGAGCATTCCCTGATGGAATCCCTTATGAAAGATTTTCGAACATCAATGAGAGCAATCGAGATTACTGTAACAACGGGATGGGCTTTGTTCCTCAAAAAGAAGAGACTGAATCAGAAAAGCACAAAAATGATTAAAGTTGTCTCAAAACATCGCACATTTTGAGAAGTAAAAACGAATATGATAGAAAGCATCTCAAACGAGGTGCTTTTTTCATGCCCGAAAGGAGAAAAACATGACAAACTTAGAAAACCGACTGACATTCGGCGGTGCTTTGGAAGCACTGAAAGCCGGAAAGAAAGTTGCCAGAATCGGCTGGAACGGCAAAAGCCAACACGTTGAACTTGCAGCGAACATCTCTTATAAAAATGCGTGTGGAGAAACCGTCAACTGCGAACATGAAGCTATCGGGAACAAGGCACTTGCATTTGTTGGCACAAGCGGTGTCCAAATGGGGTGGCTTGCGAGTCAGGCTGATATGCTTGCTGAAGACTGGCACATTGTAGAATGACACCACCCCGACCATGGGCAAAAACTGGCGGAGGGCGGAAAACAAGAACAAGAAAAGCCTGTGGGTACGGCGTTCTTATTTGTAAAATCAGCATCGGGAAACCGGTGCTATTTTTATACCCAAATCACGAAAGGACTGATTCAAATGGCAGACGAACCGAAGAAGAATCTGGCACAGCCGCCTGAACCCGACGCGTTGCCGCCGGAAAAGACTTACACAGCGGCGGAGTACAACGCATTGCAGGTGCAGCTGCAACAGGCACAGGACGCGTTAAAGCAAGCCCAGAAGCAGACCAGGGCAGACAACGCCGCCAAGCAGACACAGGAGAACGCCCGCGTCACCGAACTGGAAGCAGAGCTTGCCAAGGCAAAACTGGACGCTGCGGTACAGGTGGCACTGCTGAAAGCCGGAGCACTGGACACAGATTATCTGGCGTACAAGCTGCAAGGCATGGAAGGCGTGGCTCTGGACGACAAGGGCAGACTGGAGGGCTGGGACACCACGCTGGAAGCGCTGAAATCCCAGTATCCGACGCAGTTCGCGGCGGCAGAGAAAAAGCAGATACTGGAACAGAAGTTGCCGGACAACAGCGGCGGCACGGCGGTGACCGCAGACGCATTCGCCAAAATGTCCTATGCCCAGCGGCTGGACCTGTACAAGACCGACAAAGAGACCTATGACACCCTTACCGGGAGAAAAGGAGAATGACCATGGCAGAAACAACAACCATTAAGGACCTCGTTAATCCGCAGGTCATGGCGGATATGATCTCCGCAAAGATCACCAGCAAGATCGTCGTCACCCCGTTCGCAAAGGTGGACACCACCTTGCAGGGCGTACCGGGTGACACGATCACCGTACCGCAGTACAGCTACATCGGCGATGCGGTAGACGTTGCCGAGGGCGTAAAGGCAGACACCGTAAAGCTCCAGACCAGCACCACCACCGTGAAGATCAAGAAAGCGATGAAAGCGGTGGAACTGACAGACGAATCCGTGCTGTCTGGCTACGGAAATCCGGTGGCAGAAACCAATAACCAGATCGGAAAGTCCATCGCGGCGAAGGTCGATGCCGATGCCATGGTTGCGTTGCAGGGGGCACAGCTGACCTATGACGGCAGTGCGGCGGCGATCAAGTACACCGGCATTGTGGACGCCATTGACGTGCTGGACGAGGAAGTGAATACGGACAAGGTCATCTTTGTGCACCCGAAGCAGGTGACACAGCTGCGGAAGGACAGCGATTTCCTCAGTGCAGACAAGTACAAGGACGGCGTGATGCTGACCGGTGAAATCGGCATGGTGGCAAACTGTCGCGTGGTGCCGTCCAAGAAAGTGCCGCTGCACAGTGAGTGGTATTACTTTGACGAAAGTGGTACGGCGGCGACTGAGGGGAACATTGCGGAGATCCGGAAAACCCTGCCCGCTGCAAAGGTCGGCGACAAGGTCACAAAGTCCACCACGGCATGCTACTTCTGCCCCATCGTCAAGCTGAATCAGGACGACGAAACCGAGGACGACACTGCCGCACTGACCATTTACCTGAAGCGTGACACCAACGTGGAGATCGAACGTGCAACCCTGTCCAGAAAGACAGACATCAGTGCAGACCGGTTCTATGCGGTAGCACTGTCTGACACCTCCAAGGTGGTACTGGCGAAGTTCAAGAAGTAAGGAGTGGACACCATGCTGATGACAGTGGAGCATCTCCGGAAATTTGCGGACACCGAAGCACCGGACGAACTGCTTGCGGAATATCTCGCCGCACTGGAATCTGCGATCCGGCAGGAAACGCACAACACCTTTACAGAACGCGGCTTCCGGCACGTGACGGCGATTCAGGGCGGTGTCATGCTGACACCGAGCCTGCGGATTCTGGCAGGGGACACCGTGCAGATCGGCGAGCGACTGTACACGGTGCTGCCGGACAGCATGCTGTCACCTGCTCCGGCTGATACCGCTTCTGCGGTGCTGTACCGCGTGGTGTATCCGGATGACGTAGTAATGGGGTGCGTGGATATTCTGCGGTACAAGCTTAGCAAGACAGGGCAGAACGCCGCTGACAGGGCTGGAATTGCATCGGAAACCATCAGCCGGCACAGCGTGACCTTTTCCGGAGAGGACGCTTACAGCGGAGTTCTGGGCGTTCCTGCACGGCTTGTCAGATTTCTGGACAGATACCGGAAAGCGAGGTTCTGAGCTATGTACGGACTGATCGGCGGGAATACCGATGCACAGCTTGTGCGTTTGAAATCCGTCGTCAATGCGATCGGAGAATCCGAGCCGCAGGAAGAAATCGTAGTCACACTGCATGGCTGGCTGGATATGGCCGGCGGTGACAGCCGGTATACCGCATACTACGCAAAAACCGAAGAATCGACGCATGTGTTTATGTGTGACTGGGTACAGCTGCCGGAGGACCTCTCTCCGGAAAACTGCCGCCTGCTCTGCGGCGGAAAGCGGTATGACGTACTGCAAATCGATAACCCTATGGGCATGGCGGACGGCTCCCAGCTGGAGATCTATCTGCGGTATACAGGAGGTGCGGCACAGTGCTGAAAAGCGTATCTCTGGAATCGAACATCTTACAGGCAGAGGGCTTGCTGGACGATGCGGTGCAGCAGTTTCTGACGGAAATGGGGGCATTGCTTGCGGCAGATGCGGCGGCAATGTCACCGGTGGACGAGGGGCAGCTGAAAGGCTCCTGGGACTATCAGGTGGACGCCGCAGAGAAGTCCGTCACCGTCGGCAGCAATCTGGAAAACGCGATCTGGAACGAGTTCGGCACAGGTACACACGCGGCAAACGGGGACGGCAGAGCGACACCGTGGTATGTGCCGGTTGCCGGATACACCGGAACGAGAAAGCCAGCCTATAAAGGCAAAGTCACAATAGTGTATGGCAAAAACGGCGTGCAGTACTACAAGACGGACGGCAAGGCGGCACAGCACACGCTGCAGCACGTCGCAGATCAGGACCTGCCGAAGGCAGAAAAACGCCTTGCGGCATTGCTGAAACGAGGGCTATCATGACACGAGAATTGCTAGCGGCAGTGAAAGCCCGTATGGACACAGCGGGAGTACCATATCAGTATGAAACCTATCAGACTTCCGGAAAGCTGCCACCGGTCTACTGTGTCGGGCATTGCAGCAGCAGCCCGGTCACAGAAGAAAGTGGTATGCTGTCCGGGACGTTCCTGCTCACGCTGGTTGGGACGAGCTGGGACGCACTGACAACTGCCCGGGAGAGAATTTGCTGGGCATTTCCCAGAGTTGCCGGATACAGCACGTCCGACGATGAGTATGCAGCGGTGCTGTTCTTTAGCAGTGCTGTTGCTGTTCCGTGCGACGATGCACGGCTGAAAAAAATACAAATCAATCTGAAATATATAGAATGGAGTGTGGAGTAATATGCAGGCAGGACAGCATGGCATGACACGAAATACGCTGGAGCGAATCTGGCTTGGTGCCGGGACGATCCACAAAGGACTGATGTTGACGACCGGTTCCGCCGGCGGCAATGCACAGTTCAACTTTGAAAAGACTCTGCTGTGTGCGACATCTGGCGGCAACAGCCTGGAGATCACCAGCACACTGTACGATGTGCCGATTGACGGCGTAGGAATCAAGGTGTATGGTGGCGTGGTAAAGACCGGAGAGACCGGCACAATGACCATCAACGCTCTGGATATGACGCCAGAGTTACTGAATCACGCACTGTTTTCCGACTTGTCGGACTCTCAGGGTGCAAAAGACTACCTGATAGGCTCGACAGGGCAGAAGATCGAAGAAAAGCACTGGATCGACAATCTGGCATATGTGGGCGAAACGCTGAAAGACCGCAAGCCAATTGTCATTATTTTCGAAAAAGCAATCTGCACCAGCGGTGCAAAGGTGGACGGAAAAAGCTTTGAAGCGAGCGTACTGCCGTTGACATTTGAGGCATACCGAGCGTATTCTGACAACGACCGCATGACAGGCTTGAACATCCGTATCTACTATCCGAAAACAAGCGCAGATGCCCAGAGTGCGGCTGCCAGCACGACAGTGGCAAAGTGAAAGGAGCGAGCACATGAAAAAGATCGAAATGCGGGAACTGACCGCCGAGGACATCGGAATGATGTTCGACATCGCATCCGCCGTCGGATCGGACGAGATCGCAGCCTTGACAGAAGATCCGGCGATCGCTGCCGCCATTTCTCGGCTAGGCAGCGGGAGCTTCCGAGAGGTCGGGGCAGTAGCTGCAGCGAAGGCGGTCGCTATCATCATCCGAAACTATCGGAAATGCGAGCCGCTGCTTCGTCAGCTGCTGGCATCGGTTACTGGAAAATCCGAGGCAGAGATCGCCAAGTCCGGTGCAGGCACATACGCCGCCATGCTGCGGCAGCTTGTGACATCGCAGGGGATGAGGGATTTTTTCACGGAATTGCTGCCGTTTGCGGCAGCGGAGACAGCATCACCGGATTCTGCGAGTTGATATGGCGGCGGTATGCTGACCCTATGGGGCTGCTTGGGGCTGCTCTCCGGCAACATCGGTTTGCTGAGACTGTCTGCAAGATATACGAGGAATCCTCCCAGCAGCAGTGCTGGGAGTTTTTCTTGCATCAAGTGCACGACAAGTCTTTTCAGGAGTTTATGGACGGGTTACAGACCAGCTCTGCAAAGAAGCGGTCTCAGCACATCCGGAAGGAAGATGTGCCGGCACTGATCCGGCAGAATATCGCCCGGTTTGAGAAAATGCAGAGCGGTGCGGCGGAAAAAAGCTATTGACGGGAGGCGAGGGAAAACGGATATTTTCAAGCTGTGCGGCAAGATCGTCGTAGACAGCAGTGAAGCGCGAAAACAGCTGAAAACCACGCAGGACGATGCCGAAAAGACCGAGACACGGATGTCTAAAGCATTCGACAAGATCGGGCAGGCGTTTGGCAAGGCATTCAGGGGACGGAAAAGCGACGTCTCCGACACCAAGGAGTCCCTGCAGGCTTTGACGAAAAAGGTGGAACTACAGCGGACGACACTGGACAAGCTGAAAGACAAGTACAAGGACCTTCGCAAAGAAACCGGCAAGGAATCCGACGAGGCGAAAGCCTGTGCAGACAACATCGAAAAGCTGAGTTCTGAACTGAAGAACAACGAAAAAAAGCTGGAACGGGCACAGAAAGCCGCCGATCAGCTGAACACGGAACAGAAAAATCTGGACGATTCCGCCGGAAAGGCGAAAAAGTCTGTCAAGGAACTGGGGGACAGTGCCAAAAACACAGAGGGCGGATTTTCCGTCATGAAGGGTGCCATTGCCAATGTATTGGCGAGCGGATTTGAAAAGCTGATCGACCTCGCCGCAAGGGCAGGACAGGCGCTCTGGGACTTCGGCAAGGATTCTGTAGAATCTGCGGCAGAGGTGTCTGCGGAAAATTCTGCTTTCGGGCAAATTATGGGCGACTATGCCGGCGAAGCACAGAAGAAAATGGACGCTGTTGCAAAATCCACCGGCGTGGTATCCACGCGGCTGACCAGCAGTATGACATCTTTAACCACCAAGTTTAAGGGATTGGGATTTGGCGTTGAAGATGCTACAGACCTTGCAGCCAGTGGGCTGTCACTGGCTTCCGATGCCGCGGCGTTCTGGGACGTGTCACTGGACGAATCCATGGGGCATCTGAACAGCTTCATTAACGGCTCCTATGAGGGCGGTGAAGCGATTGGGCTGTTTGCCAACGACACACAAATGGCGGCGTATGCCGTTGAAAAGGGCGTAGTCGCGGATACCAAGGCATGGGCGAATCTGGACGAAGCCACCAAGCAGGCAACACGTCTGGAATATGCAGAAAACATGATGCAGGCTTCCGGTGCTGTCGGACAGGCGGCAAAGGAATCCACGCAGTACGCCAACGTGCAAGCCAATCTGACAGAAAAATGGCGGCAGTTCAAGGCAGAAATCGGCGAGCCGATCATGGAGGATTTCGTAATTCCTGCCATGCAAAAGCTTTCCGAGTGGATAGACATCGCACGGCAGAAATTCGAGGAGATTCAGCCGCAGATCGAGAACTTCAAGGAAAAACTCGGGGAATGGTGGGAAAAGGCACAGGAGGTTGCAGCCTTTGTGCAGGAATCTTTCCAGCCGGTCATCGACGCACTGAAAGATGCGTGGAACAACCTGAAAGATGCAGTTTCGCCGCTGACCGAACTGTTTTCCGGTTTTGTCGAAAGCGGCGGGGCAGCGTCTACGGCGATGACTGTATTTTCCGGTGCTTGTCAGGTGGTGGCGGATGTGATCGGGATACTGTCCTCTTTGATAACGCCGGTGATCTTGACAATCAGCAGCACCATTGCAGAACATCTGCCGGGCTGGATCGAGAAGATTCAAGCCATTGGCGAAAATTTAAGCTGGCTACAACCGATCATTGCTCTGATCGGCACTGTCGTGGCGACAACAGTTTCCACCGTAGCAGGGCTGCTGAACGGGCTGTTCAACGCGATCGACGGCATTATACAGGCGATCTCCGGTGTATTCGAATTTTTGCAGGGCGTGTTCGGTGTTTTTGTAGGGGCATTCACTGGGGACACAGACCTTGTGGCAGAGAGCACAGTCAAAATGGGCACCGGTATTTCCAACACGTTTATGGGCTTGTGGAATACGGTTTCCGGCTATCTGACAGGCTTCCTCAACGGTGCGAAAGATACGTTCAAGGGCATCTTTGATTCCGCTTCTGAGAAGTTCAGCGGTGTAAAGGAAGTCGTTGACGGTGTGGTCAGCTGGCTGAAAAATGTATTCGACTTCGACTGGCATCTGCCGGACATCAAGCTGCCGCATTTCAGTATTGAGGGCAGTTTTTCTCTTGATCCGCCGTCCGCACCGCATTTGAGCGTGGAATGGTACGCCAAAGGTGCCGTGCTGCATCAGCCGACCATATTCGGCATCAATCCGAGTACCGGCAACGCCATGATCGGCGGCGAAGCAGGTGCAGAAGCAGTCGCTCCTATTGCCACGCTGCAAGGCTATGTACAGGAAGCTGTCCGTGCCGAAAATGCCGGCGTGATGGAGCTGCTGTCTGAAATTCTGGCGGCGATACTGGACTACTTCCCGCAGCTTGTGGCGATGTCCGGTCATGACATCAAAATCAACGGCAGAACGCTTGCGAAGCTGATCGCCTCCGACATGAGCCGCGAACTGGGCAGCCTGCAAAACAAAGCAAGGAGAGGTGTGACATAAAGTGAAAGGCATCAAATTTGACGGGAACCATTCGTATGACGTGTACCAGCTTTTTCTGAACTCCTACAGCATCGGTGAAGCGGAACCAAACACAAACTTGGTGGAGATCCCCGGCGTAGACGGTGCTGTGGACTTCACGGAGTACTTCGGCGGCGTGACGTACAAAAGCCGCACGCTGAAGATGCAGTTCACCTTTACCGCGGATCGCTTCGGGCTGAACGCGGCATATGCAAAGCTGCAAAACGCCCTGAACGGCAGGCGAGTGAAAATCGTGCTGGACGATGACAAGGATTACTTCTACACGGGGCGTGTATCTGTCGGGGAACTCTCTCCTGACGGGCAGATCGGGAAAGTGACGCTGACGGCGACCTGCGATCCGTATAAGTACAAGAACAAGGCTAGAACAGCGACCTGCTCCGGTCACACGGTCGGAAAAGACGTTGGTACAGCTGGTGGTACGGCTGCCACCCTGATCCACGCCTCCGTCACAAACGCCGGCGGCGTTCCTGCTGTACCGACGTTCAACGGCGACAAGGATTTCTATGTCACAGCAACGGAGCGGCACACAGGCGGCAGCAGCGACACGTACCTGAACGAATCCGAATCGCTGCCAAGCGGGAAAGATACGGCGATCAGCGGCGTTGAGATTCCTGCTGGGGCAACGCAGGAGTTCGGGTTCTGCTGTGTCGGAGAGGGTGATCTGACAGTGACGATAAAGCTGCAGGAAAGGAGCCTGTAAGAGTGTATAAGGTCAAAGTAGATGAGAAGCTGCTGTGCTTCACCGGCAGTGTCAACGGCATGGAGTATGTCACAGACCCTGATGTAAAGCTTGTGGTCAACGGCGTGGACAGCTTTTCTTTCGCAATTTACCCGCAGCACCCACTGTACAAAAAAATCGTATGCAAGGTGTCCCGCGTGAAGATCTGGCGGGACAGCAAACTACTTTTTTACGGAGAAGTCACGGGATACAGTCAGGACATGTATGGCATACGCACGTATGACTGCGAGGGAGCTCTGGCATGGCTGAACGACCTGCACTTTGCCTACTCGATCAGCGGGGCAACGCCCAAAGACGTACTGTACTGGTATATCAAACAGTACAATCAGAAACTGCGGGACAAGTCGAAAAGCTTCGAACTGGGTACTGTAACGGTACATAAGGCAATGACACAGGACGGAACAGAAGGAACAATTGCCCGCTCCAGTGGTGTGTATCCGTCCTTCTGGGAAGAGATCCAAGACAAGCTGCTGAACTCGTTTGGCGGCATTCTGCGTGTCCGATATGTCGGCAGCGATACCTGTGCCGGATATATCGACTGGCTGGCAATTCCGGACGGGACCTGTACTCAGGACGTGCGGTATGCCAAAAATCTGCTGAACTGCGACTGGACATATGACTGTACATCAATTGTAACTGCTGTTGTACCGCTGGGAAAGCGAAAGGGCAGCAGCGGAGACAACGAAGTCCGTCTTACGATAGACAAAGCAGACGATGACGATGCCACTTTTATGATCCAATACATGACCGGAACGGACGATCTCGTGAAATACGGCAATATGGTCTACAGCAAATCCCGCATGGAAAAGTACGGTCTGATACAGCAGGCTATAACTTTTGATGATGTCACAGATACCGGAACACTGGCGTACCAGGGGGCGGTGTGGCTGCGGCAAAACGGGAAAGCGTCAAGCACGATCAGTGCGGAAGCGATTGATCTGGCGGACATTGATGAAAGTGTGGAACACTTCACGCTCGGTGACTATGTGCGGACAAAGCTGCCGGGGGATTCCGCGGAGAGCCTTTTCCCCATAACCGCAATTGAGATTCCGATTGCAGCTCCGGAAAACGCTAAGCTGACTGTAGGTACACAAGAAAGCAGCATTACAAGCGGAAGCGGCGGGCAAGGCGGAGGCAGTATTACAAATGCTGGCTCTGGTGCTGATGCGATGGCTCATACACACTCCAACAAGGGCGTTCTGGATAAAATCACGGAGCAGGATTACGCGGACTTCAAAGGGGCTGTCAACAAGGCACATATCCACGCAAACAAAGACACGCTGGACAAGATCGATGAAACAGCGTGGCTGACTGTATACGGGCAATCCCATGAGCATGATAACAAGGGAGTGCTGGACAGAATCACGGCACAGGATTACGCGGACTTCAAAGCATCGGCAAACAAAGCCCATGTGCACGACAACAAAAGCACCTTGGATAAAATCGATGAAACGTCATGGCTGCTGGTGTACGGGCAGACGCACGACCATGAGAACCAGTCTGTGCTGGACAAAACAACTGCCAGCTATACCTCTGCTGAAAAGACGAAACTTGCCGGCATCGCTGCCGGTGCGGAAGTCAATCAGAACGCATTCTCCACAATTGCATCTGGTTCAGCAAGATATACCGCGACAAGCAAAACTGCCGCTTTTGTGATCGAGGGTGAAGACGGCACTAGCGTTACACTTAGCACCAACGGCAGAGCAACGATTTCAAGCCATTCTCATAGCAATAAAGCAGTGCTGGACGCAACGACTGCCAGCTATACGACCGCGGAGCAGACGAAACTAAAAGGCGTTTCATCAGGTGCCGAGGTGAATCAGAACGCATTCTCCACAATCGCAACGGGCTCCGCGAGATACGCTGCCACGGCAAAGCAGAGTGCTTTTTTGATAGACGGGGACGGTGGAACGTCGGTAAGTCTTGACACCAAGACTGGTCGCCTGACAGTGTCCAGTCACACCCATGACAACAAGGCAGTGCTGGATAAAACTACGGCAAGTTATACGGCTGCGGATAAGAAGAAGCTGGACGGTATCGCTGCTGGTGCAACTAAGGTCGCGGTAGACAGTGCCTTGTCTGCTACCTCCACAAATCCGGTGCAGAACAAAGCTGTAAAAGCCGCACTGGACAGCAAGTCGGCAGCTAGTCATACACATGCGATGATAACAAACAGTGCTCTTTGGGTAAGCGGTGCCAACAACACTGCAAAATGGGTTAAGCTAGGCACGCTGGTATCTTCCGGTAATTTTAGCAATGCCATGATACGTGTATGGAGCGGTGACGGAGCAAATGGTCGTGCGAACCAGAACTCATCTTTTGAAGTTCAGATCAAGGACGGATGGCAATCCACAGAGTCGGCGACAAAAGCATGCGGCGTTACGGTCTATCGCGTCGACTGTAGTAGTGTCAAAGTCAAAGTGATACCTACAGCACATGACACATATACCGTTTGGGCATATTTGCCGTGGGGGTACTGGAACGGGAATTATGCTGTATATGGCAAATACAAATCTTGGGCATCTCAGCATTTGATACAGTCTGATGAACCAGAAGGTACAGGTGCTGACACAGCCTATTACGACCAGGCATTTCTGACCAGCACCGTAGCCAACGCCACCACCTGGAACGGCTTGATAAACGACGTTGATACATACAACTCGTCAGACACGTGGATTTTAGTAAAAAAGGATAATCGGATTCAGCATCGATATGCGGGTGAACTGGACGTAAACTCCGCCAAAACATTGACCGATTCTGGCTGGGTAACCTGCCCCTTGGCTGTCACTGGCAATACGACATATCCAAGTTCTTCGAGCCGCATTAAAGTAAGAAAATATGGCAAACTAGTCCGGCTTGAGGCTATGGTCAAGTATACGACAGTGTTTGGAACAGGTCACAATGTAGCAACAATACCAGAGGGCTATCGTCCGTCTAAGTTGCAAAGAGAGCACGGTATTATATCGACTGCAACGGAAAAGATTATGTTTGACGCAACCCTCACCGATACCGGCAGTTTGTTGTTTGCACCAGCAGGAAGCGGTTCATCAACATTCAACCCTGCTAATTCGTATGAATGCCGTATGACTTATTTTATTGACTGACTAGGAGGAAACTATGAAAGAAACCATTTGTACGATTGCCGGCATTGTCGGCAGCTTCATCGCCGGACTGTTTGGCGGCTGGGATGCGTCTATGGTCACGCTGCTGTTGTTTATGGGCGTTGACTATATCACAGGCCTGGCAGTAGCAGCCTGCGGCAAATCCCCGAAGTCAGACACCGGCAGACTATCCAGCAAGATCGGGTGGAGAGGGCTTGCAAAGAAATGCGTCTCTCTGCTGCTGGTTCTGGTGGCCGTCCGGCTGGATATCACGCTGGGAACATCGTATATCCGGGATGCGGTTTGCATCAGCTTCTGTCTGAATGAATTGCTGTCAATCACAGAAAACGCCGGGCTGCTGGGTGTGCCGCTGCCGGCGGTCATTACAAAGGCAATCGAACTGTTACAGACTAAGGGAAAGGATGAATAACTATGGCAATTTTAACACCGGACAAGATCACCACACTGGGCGGTGTGACCGTCAAGGAGTATCTGCTGACAAAGCACAACCCCAACCGTATTGACATGCCCACAGCACAGCTGACAGGCAAGGTGCTGGGCGTGACGATCCACAACACTGACCGCATCAAGACTGCCGCCGGCACTACGCCAGCAGAGCAGTACACTCGTGCGACTGTCAACGGCAACATGAAGACCGTGCGGGTACACTACTATGTGGACAGCACCTGTGCGTGGCAGAATCTGCCGCTATCGCTGTCCGGCTGGCATGCTGCCGACGGCAGCGGAAACGGCAACCGCAGAACCATTGCCATTGAGTGCATCATGAACGGCAGCGGTGACGCAGCGGACAAAAAGGCAGAAGATAACACCGCACGTCTGGCAGCTGCACTGTTGAAACAGTACGGCCTGGGCACCGACCGGCTGTACACCCATACCCACTGGCTGAACGTCCGGGACGGCAAGAGCGGCAGTACTGACCAGCTGAACACTATGCACAACAGCTACAAGATGTGCCCGGCGTACATTCTGCCCCATTGGGCTGCTTTCAAAGCAAAAGTACAAGCCTATCTGAATGGTACTTCTGCCGCAAAGCCATTCAGCGGAACATCCTCGCAGCTGTACAGAGTTCGAAAAAGTGCAAACGATATGAAGAGCCAGCTCGGCGCATCTGCTTCTCTGCAG